TTCGGCCTCGCAGAACGTGTATGCCACGCCAGAAGAGCGGGCCAAGGCCACTGGTGATCGGGTCCGCAAGCAAATTGCAGAGCGCGGCCATCCGCGAGGCGCGCTCGGCATGAAGCACACACCAGATGCAAAAGCCAAACTTTCCGCCGCCAGCAAAAAAGCCTGGGCAGACCCCCTGTCTGGTCACAACACCGAAAGCAACAGACAGGCCAAGTCAGACCGCATGGTTGCCAGGCTGGCCGCTGGCGAGATGAACACAAAGTACAGCCGCACAAGGGGCGGGAGGCGCGAGGACTTGGGCGGGCGCTACTTCAGATCAGCTTGGGAGGCGAACTACGCCAGGTACTTGAATTTCATGGTCCAGAAGGGTGCGTTTTCTGGATGGGAATACGAGTGCAAGACGTTTGTGTTCGAGGCCATCAAGCGCGGTACGCGAGCGTACACGCCCGACTTTAAGGTGTTTCTAAACGACGGCAGCCACGAGTGGCACGAGGTGAAGGGATGGATGGACGCAAAGAGCAAAACGCGGCTTGCCCGCATGCGGCGTTACTACCCGAGCGAGAAGGTTGTCGTTTTGGATGGCGCGTGGTTCCGGTCTGTGAACAAGGGGCCTCTGCCAGGGTTGATCCCCGGGTGGGAGTCGGGGACGACAAGATGATTGGCGTGGCCGACTGGCTGGGCATAGACGACGGTGACAAGCGGCTTACATGGCGCTATGCCCAAAGGCGCGGCAAGCCAAAGGAATACGCGGCAGAGGTCAAGATCGAAAGCGAGTTCGTAGCATGAAGCTATTCCTGTGGGTCAATATTGCGCTGCTGGCGCTCTGCATCGTTGGCGAGTTGTCAATGCTGGCACGCTGGAAGATGGAGCCGCGCACGCCATCTATGGTGGCGCTGGATGTTTTGGCAAACGGGGCGCTTCTGGTGTGGGCCGCCGTACTTCTGGTCAATCTATGAAGCGCGAAACCATCGACTTTCACGCAATCCCCCCGCACCAGGACCGGATGCACGAGCGGCTGCTGAATTGGGCGCTATGGGTTCATCCGAAGGGCGGGGCGCGTACATCCCCCATGTTCCGGCTGTACCGCAGCGATGAGCACAGAGAGGGCGTCAGGGCCGCCAGCTACATCGACGCGGCAGACGGGCAGAAGATTGAACATGCCGTGGCCGCCCTGCCGTTTAAGCACGGGGAGGCGCTGCGCTGGTCATACGTGGTCAAGTGCAGCCCCGTCGTTGCCTGCCGGTTGATTGCCTGCACGCTGGTCGAACTTGCCCAACTGGTGACCGACGCTAGGCAAATGCTGGTCAACCGTGACAAGAGGTGTTAAGGGGGTTGCAGAGCCAGAAAACGCTGCTACAATCGCGCCCAACCGCGCGAGGTATACCAAACAAGCAGGCCACATCCATTCGGAGGCGGGGCCGACCCCTAGCGCAAGCGAAGCCACCCGATGAGGTGGCTTTTTTGCATTGGAGCGCGCACAACCAGCCGGAACCCGAAAGGGAAGGCGAACAGGAAACTGGTGATGCCTGCTGCAAAGGGGACAAGGCCGCCTAACGCTGGCAAGGGCCGCAAGACTGGCATCCCGAACAAGGTAACAACCGAGTTTCGGGAGACGGTCCAAAGGCTGCTGGATGACAACCGGGACAACGTGGGCCGCTGGCTTACGCTGGTTGCAGAGGGAGACGGCACGGATAGCGGCAAGCCTGACCCCGGCAAGGCGTTGGACATGCTGGCAAAGCTGGCTGAGTACGCTGCGCCAAAGCTGGCCCGCACTGAGCACACCGGCAAGGACGGCGGCGCCCAAGAGCATGTGTTCCGGTGGCAGAAGTAGTCATCCCGTACAGCCCACGCGAGGCATTCAAGCCGTACCACGAGGCCCCGCAGCGGTATTGCCTGACGGTTGCGCACCGCAGAGCCGGTAAGACGGTTGCCCGGATCAACAAGCTAATCCAGCACGCGGCAAGCTGCACCAAGCAGGCCCCGCGCTTCGGCTACTTGGCCCCGTACTACATCCAGGCCAAAGATATTGCCTGGGCCTACCTGAAGCACTACACCGCGCCCATCACGCAGGCGACTGGTGGAAAGATCAACGAAAGCGAGCTAAGTGTCCAGTTTGGCCACAACGGCGCGGTGATCCGGCTGTACGGGGCAGAGAACGCCGAGCGGCTGCGGGGCCTTTACTTTGACGGCATCGCAGCCGACGAGGCGCAGGACATCGCGCCTAGTGCGCTGACGCAGGTTATTTTTCCCGCGCTGTCCGACCGGCAAGGATGGCTAGACCTGAGCGGCACCCCGAAAGGCTGGGGCAACCTGCTTGGCGAGACGTACAAGCGGGCGGCCGACGATCCCGAGTGGTTCGTGCAAGTGCTGAAGGCTTCGCAGACGGGCTTGATCCCGGCTGAAGAGCTGGCTAGGCTGCGCCGGGCGATGCCGGACAACGAGTATTTGCAGGAGTTCGAGTGTTCGTTTGATGCCGCGATCACCGGGGCTTACTACGCTGTAGAGCTAGGCAAAGCTGAGGCGGATGGCCGGTTTGTGCCGCTGCCCTATGACCCGATGCTGAAGACTTACACAGCATGGGACTTGGGCATATCGGACAGCATGAGCATCTGGTTTTTCCAGGCGCATGGCCGCGAGATTCGCGTTATTGACTACTACGAGGCGGCTGGTTACGGGCTGGACCACTATGTCGGCGTACTGGCGAGCAAGGGCTACAGCTACGCCAAGCACTATGGCCCGCACGACATCATGGTACGGGAGCTTGGCACTGGCCGCAGCCGCTGGGAAATCGCCAAGGAATTGGGCGTGACGTTCGATGTAGTGCCGCAGATGCAAGTAGCAGACGGCATCAACGCGGCGCGCATGACGATCCCGCGCATGTGGTTCGACCCGAAAAAGTGCGCCAAGGGTATTGATGCCCTGCGGCAATACCGGGAAAAGATAGACGAGAAGCGCGGCATAGCACTTGGCCCGCTGCACGACTGGACAAGCCACGCGGCAGACGCATTCCGCTACTTCTGCGTTGGGTTCAAAGAGCAGATCGACCAGAAGCCGCTAGCCATCAAGAGGAAGTTTGTCGTATGACCGTTGAAGAGAAGATTGCCGCGCTGCTGGCTGAGGCTGCGCCGCTGCGTGCGCTGCCCGACGATGAGGCCGAGGCCAAGGGCTTGCCCGCGCTCGTGGACAAGATCAACGCACTGCGAGCGGAGCAGTCACGCGCGCCAGTTGTAGCGTCTGTGGCGTCGATTGAAGGTGCCGAAAGCGCTGATGCAGAGCCGGTGAAGCGCGGCCCCGGCCGTCCCCGCAAGGCTGACTGATGAAGCTGACAGACGACCAAATGCTTGCGCAGCTTGAGCTGCTGGAAAAGCAGGCGGTCGGCTACTACACGGGCGAGATTGCCTCGGAGCAGGCTGAAGCGCTGGACTACTACCACCGCAAGCCCTTTGGCACGGAGGAAGAGGGCCGTTCGGCCGTTGTCTCGTCGGACGTGTGGGATGTGGTCGAGGGCTTGACGCCGATGATTCTGCGCCCGTTCTTGGCGTCGGATGATGTGGTGCAGTTCAATCCGCTCGGGCCTGACGACGAAGAGGCGGCCAAGCAAGAAAGCGAGTACATCAACTGGGTGGTGACCCAGCGTAACGACTCGTTTGCTCAATTGGTGGCGTGGGCAAAGACCGGCCTGCTGCAGAAGAACGGCGTCGTCAAATACTGGTGGGAGAAGTCGTCAACCAGCACGCTAGAGCGCTACTACGGCAAAGAGCCGCAGGTAATCGCCCTGATGATGCAGGACGACCCGAGCTTGACGCTTGAGGGCTTCTCGGAGTCTGAAGAGTTCCCCGGCACGTATGACGTTGAGCTTCGCAAGACTGACGAGCGCGGCCAGGCTTGTTACGCGGTCATCCCGCCTGAAGAGTTCCTAATCAGCCGTGACGCCAGCACGCCCAGCCCGAAGGCGGCGCGGTTTGTGCAGCATCGGCGGGTGGCGACTATTGGCGCGCTGCGTGCGATGGGCTACGAAGTCCCCGACGACATGGCGGACGGGTTTGACTTTGACCCGCAGTTTTCGGAGCAGTACCAGGCCCGGCGCAGCGAGGAAGAACGTAACAGCATTGACGAGGGCAACGACCCGAGCCAGCGCGAAGTGCTGTTCAAGGAGACGTTCTGGCAGATCGACAAGGACGGCGACGGCATCCCCGAGCTTCGCAAGCTGTGCACGGTTGGCAAAGAGATTCTGGCCGACGAAGAGACGGAGGAAGTCCCATTTGCTGCTTGGACCCCGTACCCGCAGCCGTTCAAGTTCTACGGCAACTGCCCCGGCGACGAGACAAAGGAAATTCAGCTAGTCAAGTCCACGATCATTCGTGAGACGATGAATAACCTTTACACCATCAACAACAATCGCACATATGCGAACGATGATGTAAACCTGTCGGACCTGATCGACAACCAGATCGCTGGCGTTGTTCGCGTCAAGGGCACCGGCCCGGTGACAAACGCTGTCAGGGCTGCGGAAGTCACGCCCATTGGCGCGATCACCATGCCCATGATCGAGTATTGGGACGGCGCGAAAGAGAACCGCACCGGATTCACCCGATACAACCAGGGCAGCGCGGACCTGGGCAACCAGAAGACGCTGGGCGAGGTGCAGCTAGTCACCGAGCAGTCGGGCATGCGTACCGAGCTTGTGACCCGCAGCTTTGCAAACGGCGTTGCTGAGTTGATGCGCGGGATTCACGGCCTGTGCCGCCGTCATGCCACCAAGGCCGAAACGATCCGCCTGCGCGGGAAGTGGATTGAGGTTGACCCTCGCGGATGGAAGAAGCGCGCAGACCTGACCATCGGCGTGGGTCTTGGCAACTCTGACCAGCGCATGAAACTGCAAGGCATCCAGATGCTCATGAATGAGCAGAAGGCGCAGATTCAGTTGGCGGGCGGCAAGTCGGTAAGCCCGATGAACCTGTACACGGCGGCTGCGAAGCTGTCGGAGATTGTCGGCTTCAAGACGCCAGAACAGTTCTTCAGCCCGCCGCAGCAGGAGCAAGGCTTGCCGCCTGAAGTGCAGCAGGCGATGCAGCAGATGCAACAGATGCTGCAAGAGGCGCAGGCCGAGATTCAGCAGCTAAAGAGCGGCGTCGAGGTCAAGGCAATGGAAGTCCAGAGCCGCGAGCGCATCGAGCAGGCCAAGATGCAGAACGCGCTGCTCATTGAGAACAAGCGCGACGACCAGAAGCGCGACGGCGAAGAGTTGAAGGCCTGGCTGCAACTGGTGCTGCAACGCATGCAGCCGAACGTGGACCTGTCCGACGAGGTTGCGGCCGACGCTGTGGAAGCTGAGCCTGTCGAAGAGAAGCCCGACCCCATGCTGATGATCGCGCAGGCCATGCAAGGCATTAGCGCCCCGAAGCGCAAAGTCATGAGCATTCGGGCGCCCAGCGGGCAGGTTTACGAGGGTGTGATTCAGGATGAAGGCCCCGAGGTGATGCAGTGACAGGCACCGGGGCGGCCGAAATCGACTTCGGCGCATGGCCTGGCAGCAACGAGGCCAGCGCGACCGTCCCGGCCGTTGGTGTGACTCCGACGACGCACGTTGAGGCATGGGTTATGGGCGATAGCACCACGCCCGATCACACGGCGGCGGATCACAAGTATTTTCCGGTGTTTGCGGCGCTGACGACCGTAGCCGGGACCGACGAATTCCTTGTCCACGGGCGCAGCACGCAGAAGATGCAAGGCGCTTGGGCATTCCACTACGTTTGGGCTAACTGATGGCACTCGATAGCAACATCGTCGGCGCACTGTCCGGCACTGGCGCGGACGTTGACGCCGACCGTCAGGTTCTGGTGAAGGCCAACAGCGACCCGGCCAAGGCTGGTGCAGCGGTTGCGCACTTCGAAAACGACGACGGCACCTACACCGGCTCTGCGTACTACAAGAGCCCCGAGGTGGACGAGGACTACCGCCTGCGCGTGGGCACCGATGCCGTGCTGGACGCCGAATCGTTCTACTACACCGCGCAGAACACCGGCAAGCACCGCTACGGCAACACCACGCTGACGGCTACTTGGTCCACTGGCGGCCTGACCCTGAACGGCGCAGGCGTCACGACGACGACCACGGGCGCGGAAATCCGCACGTATGCGTTTTTCCCGCTGTTCGGCTCCGGCAATCTGTACTGCGAGGTTGTGGCGGCCTTTACTGCCCAGCCCACGGTAAACGTCATCGTCGAGTTCGGCCTTGGCCTGACGAACAACACCGGCACCGCTGCGCCTTCTGATGGTGCGTTTTTCCGCCTGACTTCGGCGGGCATGGTTGCTGTGTGCTCTTTCGGCGGCTCTGAAACCACGGTAGCGGTTCCTGTGGCGTTCACCTACGCCAACAACCAAGCCTGTAAATTCCAGATCGCAGTGACGCTGCGCGAGGTGGAGTTCTGGATTGATGACAGCCGCGTCGCATCGGTCGAGGTGCCCATCTCGTCCGGTACGCCTTTCTCTTGCCTGTCTATGCCGTGGTTCGCACAGCAGCGGCACCCCGGCACCGCGTCTGCTGTGTTGCAGACCAAGATTTTCAACTACGTTGTCACGTTGGGCGGCGTCACGCAGACCACCGACTTTGACGACATCGGGAATGCTCTGTACGGCTCCTATCAGGGCCTGAGCGGCGGCACGATGGGCAGCTTGGCGAACTTCGCCAACAGCGCCAACCCGACAGCCGCAGTCCCGACCAACACGACCGCCGCGCTGGGCTCTGGCCTTGGCGGGCAGTTTTGGGAAACCGACACGCTGGCCGTGACGACCGATGGCGTCATCTGCAGCTACCAAGTCCCGGCAGGCACCATCGCTATCCCGGGGCGGCGGCTGGTATTGAAGGGCGTCAAGGTCGAGTCGTTCATTCAGACCGCACTCACTGGCGGCGGCTACAACGCGGTTTGGTCGCTGGCCTTTGGTCACACCGCCGTGTCGCTGGCAACCGCTGAAGCAGCCACCGCGAAGGCCCCGCGCCGCATTCCGCTGGGCGTGCAGTCTGTGGCATCTGGTGCGGCTGCGCTGGTGCAACTGAGCACGGTGTATGTGGACCTCACGCGCCCCGTGGTGGTGAACCCGGGTGAGTTCGTGGCTGTGGTGAAGAAGAAAGTCGGCACGGCACCGAGCGCGGGCGTGGTGGCGCACTACATCACGTTTGATTACGGCTGGGTCTAAATGTCCCTGCTGCTGGCGCTAGTCGGCGGCGCGGTCACAACTCCGACCGGAGCAGGACGAGGCCGCCGCACGCTGGCGGACTACGAGCGAGAGTGGGCGCAGAAGCCGCTAGATGAGCTTCCGGCGCAAGAGCGGCGCCGGGTCAAGCGGCAGGCGGCGCGCGAGGTCTACATGGCCCCGCCGCTGCCCGATGTGGCACAGGTCTACGTTGACCGGCTGAAGGCAGAGAAAGAGGCCGCGCAACTTGCAGAGTTCCGGGCGCTGCTTGACCTGCAGGCGCAGACCAGCACAGTGCAGGCCGAGATAGCCCGCGCAGCCGTGCAGATGGCCCGCAAGAAGCAGGCGGAAGCGGCGCAGGCGCTTGAAGAGTTCGATGTGATGTACGTAGCGGCCATATTGGCAGAGGCTTGATGGACAAACACGAAGAAGCTGCAAGGCGCGGCGCAGAGGCGCAGGCGATCTTGGGTAGCCCGCTGTTTGTTAAAGCGTTCGATGACACGCGCCAGGCGTTGTTAAACGCGCTTGCATCGCTGGACAACATCCGCGACGACAAAGCCCGCGATCTTCACGCGATGGTGAAAGCCGTTGACAAGGTGAAACGCTGCCTTGAAGTCCACATTGACAGCGGGTTAGTAGCCCGCAAGGAAATCGAAGGCCGGTCCCGAGTGGCCGACCTGTTCAAGCGACGGGCCTAACCGCCAGTCACTCCCGAGAGCCCGCCACGTGCGGGCTTTCTGCTTTTTGGAGAAGCAATGTCACAAGAGCAGAACCCGCAGATTCCGACCGACACGGCACCGGATGATGTGGGAAGCCTTGACGCTGCCGCGCGAGCGTTTGAACTGCGCGAAACCGCCCCGGAAGAAACCGAGGCGGAACCCGAGGCCACCGAGCCTGCCGACACAGACGCTGACGCGGAAGGCGATGAGCCCGACACCGAAGAAGCGCCCGAGGTTGAGCCGGTCGAGGTTGTTGTCGAGGGTGTGACGCTGAGTTTGACCCCGGAGCAGGCGGAAGCCATCCAGAAGTCAACGCTGCGCCAGGCCGACTACTCGCGCAAGATGAACGAAGTAAGCGCGAAAGAGAAGGCCGTAGTCCAGACCCTTGAGCTTGCCGAGAAGATGCGGACAGGCGCGGAGAAGTTCGCGCAGGTGCTTGCAACGGTGCAGGGGATGGATAGCCAGATCAAGCAATACGAAGCGCTTGACTGGCCGAAGCTGCGAGCAGAAGACCCGGCCCAATACGCCGCTTATGCCGCCGATCTGCAAACCCTGAAGCTGAACAAGCAACAGGCGGAGTTGATGGCGCGCGGGGTGGTGCAGGAGGTTGAGGAATCCTCGCACAAGGTGCTGCAAGCCAAGCGGGAAGAAATGTTTACCGCTCTTGGAAAGCAGTTGCCCGGCTGGTCTAACCAGATGGGCGAGCAGATCACGCAGTACGCGGTGTCGCTGGGCATGCAGTTTGAAACGCTGTCCAAAGCGACCGACCCGGCCTTGGTGATCGCGCTTGAGAAGGCCCGCAAGTTCGACGCTCTGCAAAAGAGCGCGGGCGAACTGAAGGCCAAGGCCAAAACCGCGCCCCCGGTGCTGAAACCCGGCGTGCGGACGGCCAAACAGACGCCGCAAGAAGAGTCAATGACTCAACTGCGCAAGTTCAAAACGCGAGACGCGGCAGAGGTCGCATTTCTCGCACGCATGAAATAAGGAGCCAATCATGGCTGTCCCGGCAAATACCCTCCAGACTTACCAGTCCACCAACAACGCCGAGAACGTGACGGAAATCGTCATGAACATCGACCCGATCGACACGCCTTTCATCACGATGGCGAAGAAGACCACGGCCGAGGCGACCTATACCCAGTGGCCAATCGAGGCGCTGTCGGCGGTTGACACCAACAACGCCAACATCGAAGGCGATGACGCGAGCATCGACGCCAGCACGACCCCGACGCTGGTAGGCAACTACACGCAGTTGATGGACAAAACCGCGAGCGTGACCACCACGCAAGAGGCCATCAAGCGGTATGGCGTCAAAAACGAGATGGCCAAGCAGATGGCCAAGAAGTCCAAGGAACTGAAGCGGGACATGGAGACTACCGTCTTCCTGAACCAAGCCCGCGTCGTTGGCCTGGCTGGTACTGCGCAGAAGATGCGTTCGCTTCCGTCTTGGCTGACCACCAACGTGTCGCGCGGCGCAACTGGTGCCAACGGCTCTGCCACCACGGCGGCCACCGATGGCACCCAACGCGCATTCAGCGAGGCGCTGCTGCGCAGCCTGATCGTGACCGCGATCACCAACGCGGACGAACTGCCCGGCGTGCTGTTTGCTGGCCCGGCCAACCGCGCCAACGTCAGCACCCAGCTTTCGGGCAACTCGACCCGGTTCTACGAACTGAAAGACGGCCAACTCAATGCAAGCATTTCGGTGTACCGCAGCGACTACGGCCCGCTGAAGATCGTCATGGACCGCTTCCAGCGCGAGCGCGACCTGTTCCTGATCAACCCTGACTATGTGGCCGTCCGCACGCTGGAACCCATGCAGACTCAGGATTTGGCTGTCACCGGCCTGACCAAGAAGAAGCAGATTTGGACGAACTGGACGCTTGAGGTCGGCAACGAGAAGGCCCACGCTGTGCTGGCCGACCTGTTGACTGCCGTTATCTAATCGCTCTCCTGCGATCT